AACTAAGATAGAAATTAGAGATTACCAAATAGAAGCAATTAAAACTGCTTTAGATAAAGACAGAGTTGTATTGCTATCACCGACTGCATCTGGCAAATCATTTATTATTTACAGCATTATGCGTTGGCACTTAGAGCAGGGACATAAATGTATTCTTATTGTTCCAACAACTTCCCTAGTTGAGCAAATGTACTTTGACTTCGAGGATTATTCCTCAGTCAACAAGTGGTCAGTTAAATCGCACTGTCAAAAATTGTATAGTGGATTCCCCAAAGAGTTTAGTAAAGACGTATTGATTACTACATGGCAGTCAATCTATCTCCAGCCACGTGCTTGGTTTAAACAATTTAATGTTATGTTTGGAGATGAAGCGCACAACTTTAAAGCGAAATCCCTAACTGGTGTTATGGAAAAGATGGACAACATATCCTACAGAATAGGAACAACTGGAACTCTTGATAACAAAAAAGTGCATCGTTTAGTTCTTGAAGGTATATTTGGACCTGTCCATAAAGTTATTACAACCAAACAACTTATGGAAACAGATAGAGTTGCCAAGTTAAATATAACTTGTTTGATACTAAAGTATTCTGAAGAAATTCGACAGGCTAATAAAAATAATAAATACCAGGAAGAGATGGATTGGATTGTTTCTCATGAACCGAGGAACAAATTTATTAGGAATTTAGCACTTAAGTCAACTGGCAATACTTTAGTATTATTCCAGTATGTTGAGAAACATGGTAAAGTTCTTTATGAAATGATAAAACAACAGGCACATAAAGATCGTAAAGTATTTTTTGTATATGGTGGAACTGACACCAGCGACAGGGAAGCGATACGACACATAACTGAGGGTGAGGATGATGCTATTATCATTGCGTCTTTCGGAACTTTTTCAACTGGCATTAACATCCCCTCGATTGAGAATGTTATATTCGCTTCTCCATCTAAAAGTAAGATTCGGAATTTACAAAGTATTGGTCGTGGATTGAGGTTGAAAAAAGGTAAGACTCATTGTAATCTGTACGATATGGCAGATGACTTACATTGGAAGTCTTGGAAGAATCATACTTTAAATCACGCAGCAGAAAGGTATAAGACGTATGCTGAAGAACAGTTTGAGACTAAGTTGGTAGAGGTAAATCTATGTCCAACTACGTAGTTGTAAAATTAGTTTCTGGAGAGCAGTTGATGGCAGATTTGTCATCTGAGAATGAATCCACTCTAAATCTACTGAACCCGATGCTAATTAAAACAAGAGAACTGGAAGATGGTGAATCTATAACAGCAATTCCTTATTGCCAATTCTCATCAGACAAGATGTTTAATATTCTAAAGACACATATAATGTATACCAAACAAATGCATGAAGTATTCATTCCTCATTATGTTAGGATTGTAAAAGAACACGAGGAACATATAGAGTTGAGAACCAATAAAAAAGAACAAGAGCAACAAACTCTTGATTGGGAAGATACAGAAAGTCTAACTACAGAGGAAATTCAAAAGCGTATAGATGTTTTAGAATCTTTGTTTGGCAATCAAGAAGAATCTCCTGTCGAAGAGAAAGAAGAAACGAGAGTTGTTTCGAAAGGAAATAAAACATTTCACTAATCTCATCATCAACCCCGACACCGTAATTATCCTCGGATGTCAAATAAAAAGCAAGTTTATTTTAATTGCAAAAACATTCAAACTTGCTTTTTAATCAATAATACTGTATAATGTGATTTGCTGGATTAAAACCAGGAACTTAATATGGCTCATTATGTAAACAATGCTGATTTTTTAGCTGCAATAAAAGAATATCGACAAAAGGTAAAGGAAGCTGAGGAAAGCGGATCACCGAAACCTCAGGTTACAAATTACATTGGCGAGTGTATACTTAAAATTGCAACTCATCTATCTTACAAACCCAACTTCATTAATTACTCATACAAGGATGACATGATACTGGATGGTATTGAAAATTGTATTCAATACATTGATAATTTCGATCCTGATAAATCTAGCAATCCCTTTTCTTATTTCACGCAGATCATTTATTATGCTTTCTTGCGAAGAATTTCTAAAGAGAAAAAACAAGCATACATTAAAAACAAACTGGTTATGGATATGCCAATCGACAGTTTTGATTTGCAAGAACAAGATGAAGACGGTCAGTTTCAAAATGCATACTTAGAGTTTATACAAAATAATACACAAGACTTTTCTGCTTTCGAAGAAAAACAAATCTCGAAGAAGAAAAAGAAGAAAGATACTCTTGAGGAATTTATAGGTGATAATGATGGCGAAGTCAATACGTAAATTATTGGAACAACTTAACCCCATTAATTACAGAGAAATTATTAACGAAGTAAGATACAAAAGAAGAAGATCAAAAACGCGACGAGTAAACAGTAGATTTCTTAAAGGTTATACTTGGGATGCGTATGATGGTAATATAAATTGGAAAGAGATTATGAATAACAATAATGAACAGATTTTTTTGGGCGTATCAGATTTTGAGGATCTGGTTACATCTGAGGTTATGCGGAGCCGTGTTGACGCTAGCCTAACAACAGTACAAAGAGAAACAACAGTTCTGTGTAATCGTGATACCTGGAAAAGATGGGCAGAGAATCAATTCCAAGATTTTCTCTTTATGCAATCTAATTCTTCATCGGGTTTCATTGTTGAACAGGCTACTAAAAATCTTATCAAGTTCAGCGTGAATAGTAATTCAACAGAAGTGCGTGCATATGGTGATGAAGATTTTTGCGATGGAATAATCGAACTTGTCGAATCTAATTTCTCTGTTGTAACTTCTTACATTGAATGGATTTATGGCAGCGATGGCAATTCTGTTAACGTGCCTTTAAATCGCGATCGTCTCCCTATTGAGGAAATGTATCCGTTTCTAAAGGGCGAATCTCTTGGCGACTACTACGATCGCTACATGGAATCTTCCGCAAACATTCTTCTTTTGATCGGTCCACCTGGTACTGGCAAAACTACATTCATTCGTGGTCTGCTCGCACATCGTTCTTGTTCTGCCATTGTTACATATGACGCAGGTATCCTCGAGAAAGATGGGTTTTTTGCTCGCTTCATTGAAGATGATGCAGAGGTTATGGTTCTCGAAGACAGCGATACTTTCTTAAAATCGCGCAGCGATGGCAACACAATGATGCATCGTTTCCTTAATGTGGGCGATGGTCTTGTGACAACCAAAGGTAAGAAGATGATCTTCTCTACCAACCTTCCAAGCATTCGTGATATCGACGCTGCTCTTATTCGTCCAGGTCGTTGCTTTGATATTGTTGAATTCAAACCACTATCAATTGACGATGCAAATAAGTTAGCGAGCAAACTCAACACTACTATTCCTGAGAAGAAAACAGGTGAGGCTGATGAGTATTCTATTGCTGAGATATTCAATGAGCAAACTGAAAGAAAACATACATCTAAAGCCAATAGAAAGGTAGGTTTTGTTTGAAAGTAGCGATAATTACAGATCAGCACTTTGGCGCTAGAAACGACAGTATTGCATTTCTAGACTTCTTTGAAAAATTTTATGATAATACATTCTTCCCAACAATTATTAAAGCCAATATTAATACTGTTCTTATTCTTGGCGATACTTTTGATAGGCGTAAATATGTAAACTTCTATGCACTTGATCGTGCCAAGAAAATGTTCTTCGATAAGTTAGAACAGATGAACATTCAAGTTTATATGTTGGCTGGAAATCACGACACATATTTTAAAAACACAAATGAAGTAAACTCGCCAGAGTTACTATTACAACAATATAGTAATATAAATGTTATTTCAAAACCAACTACGATATCAGTTTATGATACTGACATTTGTATGGTTCCATGGATATGCGCAGAAAATTATCAAGCATCTCTGGATGAGATGGTAACGACTAAAGCAGAAATCTGCATGGGACATTTTGAGATTGCAGGATTTGCAATGTATAGGGGGATGCAATCTAATGAAGGACTATCTAAAGAAACATTTAACAAGTTTGATATGGTTTTTTCTGGTCATTATCATCATAGGTCAGATGATG